GGATAGTCTAATGGCTACGCTGAAACAAAGATTATATAAGAAGAATGCATCAGGTACATATGACACCATCCATCTGGAGACATCAGCATCTGCGGTGCTGATGTCTAATGGAACTACAGTAGAAGCTGCAGTAAACAGTAAAGCAGCATCTAATCATAGCCACTCTAATTATGCAGCTTCTACACATACTCATACAGCTGCACAAGTTGGGGCTGCAGCTGCGAATCATACCCATAGTGGATTCGCAGTCACTGGTCACAAGCATGCTGCTACTGATATTACTTCTGGAGTATTGCCTGTAGCTAATGGGGGTACTGGTGCTACCAGCTTAGCTGGATTGGCAAGCAGTGTGGGTGGATTGAACTTTACGAAGATATTCGAGATGCGTCATACGTGGGACGTAGATGATTCTAGTGCACGCAAGACCGCTTTCATTGATTCGCAACCCCTCCCTAATGATATTATGGAGTATGATATTCTTGGCGTTCAACTTACACTGTCTAATTTTCGTGTAGACAACGCTAATACGACTGTAACTATTATAGCTATTGCTAACTGTGAAGGTTACAACACATCATGCCCATGGAAATTTTTTGGATATGTGGATAAATCCGCAGTAACTACATTTAATCTTAGCACTCGGTATATCTTAATGCCTAACGGGTTCCTCCAATGCTATGTCTTAGAGCTTCCAAATTGGGGCGCTAAAACTAATAGACGGTATAATGGTTGCGAGCACTATTACTTAAAGCAACTACACTGGAGTACTCTATATAACACTAAGGATCTGCCAGTCCGTATATTAGCTAACAGCTCGCTTGTATATACGATATATGGCGCAAAGCTCACTTTTCCAGTGTAACATTGCCCAAACTTGCCCTAGAACACCTCTATAAGTATGGTTTTCATATGGATAGGGGTGAAATTTAGATGAAAGCATACTCCAACCAGACACTACGCGAGTACTATGTGCATTTTGAAACCCGCAATATTAGCTTTTTGAAAATGGCAGCTATCTTGGATGCTGCCGGTGTAAAAAACAACCTTTTCTTTTTACAGCTAAACAATAAAGCGCTGCGAGACGTCGATCCTTATAGCCCAGATCTTACCGATGCTCAGAAGCTCATGATCTTTAGGGAGTGTGCTGAGAATAGATGGTATTTCTATCGTGAGGTATTCCGTGTATCCGAAGCCGGTACTTCTACCGAGGCCGGCGGCGGTACTATGTTTAACCTCAATCGCGGAAACCTTGCGTACCTATGGGCGACTGAATTAAATATATCTACATATCTAATCATGCCTCGTCAGACTGGTAAAACATGGGCGGCTATTGCCGACTGTGTTTGGACTCACCAATTTGTACGCGGCTCAAATATTCTTCACTTTAACAAGAACCAGACGGATGCCAATGACAACTTACGCCGGGTACGCGATGCAATCCGTATGCTTCCGCTGTGGATGCAGCACTCCAGTTATGATAACCTGGATCCTGCCGAGAAGCGCCGGGTTAAGAATAACGAGAAGCGAATTGTCAACACAATTGATGCAACAATTGAAGCAATGGCTTCGGCCGGCAATGAGGCAAAAGCAGACTCCATGGCCCGTGGCCGTACTTCTTCGAAGATATGGTGGGACGAGTTGGCCTACATCTTTTTCAACGAGGCGATGTATGGCGCTTCCACTCCTGCGTATGAAAAGGCCCGTGAGATTGCTACGAAGAATGGAATTCCCTATGCCATTTCTATCACAACAACCCCAGGCGATTTAGCAACACCCCACGGCGCGTTTGCTTATAAAATGATGAATGACTCGATCACCTTCAGTGAAGATATGTATGACTGGAAATGGAAGAAACTTGATGACGTGATCCGCCATACTCCAGACAAGATGGACTTCTTGTTTATTCAGTTCAATCATCTTCAGCTAGGCGAGACTGATGAGTGGTACCTGGAACGCGCCAAGAAGATGAATAACCCCATAAAGGCCCGTCGCGAATATCTGCTCGAATGGATCAACTCCAATGGTAATTCGCCATTCGATCCAGACGATATCGAGATGATTGGAGAACTCTCCAGAGTAAAACAGCCCACGATTTACAAGATCAACAAATATTACAACCTCGCGGTATATAGCGAATATCATGGGAGCAAGCCTGTACTAATTGGCGTTGACGTATCAGGAGGCCTCGGCAGAGATAGCACAGCAATTGTGGTAGTGAACCCTGAAACTCTGATGCCCATGGCATTCTTCAAATCTAACATGATCCCATCGGATCAACTCCGCAAGCTACTGGTAACGCTTGTGCGCAAACGGTACCCGCATTGTATCTTAACCATCGAGAATAACTCTGTGGGTAAGCCAATCATTGATGAGCTTCGTGATACCTCGCTGTCGAGAGTTCTGTATAAGGAACGCAAGACCAGGCAAGTGGATCAAGGGGTACGATCTTTCACTAGAAAGAGAACGCGCGAGCTGATTGAGTATGGTCACAACGTAAATCCAACAACACGTAGTCAGATGATGGAAATGCTTGAGAGTATTGTTCATAACTCTAATACTCACGTGGCATTTCCTGAACTATATGAAGAAATCCGGCACATGGAGCTCAAGAATGGCCGTATCGATCACAGCTCGGCAACGCATGACGACTGTACGATGGCATATCTTGGCGCTCTCTGGATTGTCCGGTACGGTCACGGCTTAAGGGGCAAAGGAATCTATTATTGTATCCAAGAAGGTTCCGATGAAGATATAAATATTGATACAACAGCCAGCCAGAGAGTTGCGGATCATCTTATATACCAGAAGAAATCTCTCGAAGATGCAGAGGAAGCACGCTTCTTGAGATTTATGCAGCAGGACCATCCAGTTGAGGATAGCTCCACTTGGGCCGAAAAAGAACGGGCTGAGATGTATAAGGCCATGGATGCGATCGATGGTCTTGAGCCAGACGAAGGCGATGCCGGCGCGCTATTGGATAGTATCCCCGACTCTACAGAGCGTCTCTTGCTGAAGAACTATTACAGCATGTTGGGTTCTGGTGCAGATAATCCATTGGTTGATCTGCTGCACCCTATATCTGTTGGCGATGATACAGGAGAAGACTGGACTACGATATATCGGTATTAAGAAAAATGTGTACCCCCGGGGATCCCCGGGGGTACACATTCATTATCATGCGGCATACTTTACTTTCTTAGCAGTAATGTCACTAAGATCTCTTCCGTGGGTCAAACTGTACCCACAGATTAAGAAGTCCCGCTCGGAATGCCGCATCAGTTTGCCTTGGACATTGAGGACATATGCGTTGGAACGTATACGGCGCTCGCATTCTGCATTCGCTTCTCGAGTGAATACAGGTCTCAAGCTGCACGTATCACCATCTAAATGTATAATATGATTAGAGGTATATACATATAATCACATATCTCATTTGGACTATACCATCCTCGATGTGAGGTCTACCCGTAGTCTCTGAACAGTCTCCATATCATATGACTTAGGAGATTTAGCTGCGTCTGTGGGACTCGAACCCACGGTTTCCCAATCTCATTATACTTTTTGTGGTCTCCATTCTAACCCGCTAACGTTAGAAGATGCCAGCATTCACGCTCACCTTTCGGTCACGTTGTAGCGATAATGAGCAATAAGGGGTTCCCGCAATTAAGGTAGATTTTACATGGACAATGGAAATCGTTCATCCATGGACTTAAAAGGAAGAATTACTAAGGAGATGTTATTATGGGACGTGCTCATCCAATACCCGTGGTGTACATGCTTACCAACAATGTTAATAATAAAATCTATATTGGTGAAACCTATAATTTTGCTGGGCGCATGTCGGCTTACCGATCGGTAGCGAAACGCAACTCTAAATGGAATATTAGACCGATTGATAAGGCCATCATGAAATATGGTATTGAATCGTTTACAGTGACAATTTTGGTAGATAGTAGCTCTGAACCCAATCTAATGGATGACATTGTGCGCTGTAATATTGAGTCTAATCTAATTAAGAGATACAATGCAACAGACCCGAGAATTGGATACAATACCGTGTGTGATGATATTCATATGCACGGAATACCAAAAGTCGGAAAATCACATTCAACTCAGACTAAGCTAAAGAAAAGCGAACCGATCATAACCTATGATACAGAAGATGAAACATGTCTAATGTATCTAGGAAAACGGAGCTTCTCCGAAATACTTGGCATAGATCGTTCAATTGTGGCCAGGGCATCTAAAAATGGGCTGATGGTTCATGGCTATCACGTCTACGTAGTGGACGGCGATAAACGCCGAAAATACGCAGAACGTGTAATCTACCAGAAAACGCGTGCATCAAAAACCAACGGAAAGGTCAATGTTGCACTGCCTAGATATCTGAATGGCCTTGCGGCCGTCAATAAATTTTGCGCCGGACTCGGACTCCCAGTAATTCCAATTGATGATCTAATAAGATCATAGTATAGCGCATGTGGATCATCTCTTCATCCTATCGATTGATAGGAGCCAAGCGCTTCGGAAACACAGCCGCAACCATGTTCCTACACAAATGATCTCTACACTCCTCCACTGAGATTCCTCTCAGCTTAGCAGCACGGTATTCCCATCTGTCCAGATTGCGGGACATAGATATAAGAAAGCGTAATCTGGAGGCAGGGTCTCTTAGTCATCTCATTCGCCAGTTTGGTATAGATAGATGGGTGGAGGTTCTATCCCTGGGTTATTATTGATGATACCGTTAGCAATAGAAAGGAAGGATAGTATGTACGGTAATGCAAATATCTCTCCGCAATATGTCGGAAGCTCGGTTCGTTCCGCTCAGCCAAACCCGGAGTCTGCTGAAGGATATAAGCTCACTGCAGGGGAACTTGCCAAGGTTGCGATTGGTATGAAGTTCACGCTCGCATCTGGAGATGTGGTTAACGCCACATACGACTTGTGGACGCAGAACCTTCATAAACTGCGAGTTTCAGGCCATATCTCCCAGGCAATGAAAGATGGACTCCTGGAGCTGAACTTCTGCAATCGCTCCGAAACAGAGGGCCAGGACGATAAAAATAAGCAACCTAACATTCATTTCGGCTGCTACTGGCCGCCCTACGTTCAATAGATACGCACAGACGGGACCCTCGGGGTCCCGTTCTTCCTTTCTATCACACCGCTTGTTAGGCGTTCACTTGGTTATTCTTACGACATTACTGTCGCACGGACCATAACGGCTACGTTCAGTCCGCACCCATTACCATGATGTATCCATTGCTGAATTGCAGCGTATCGACAAATGCATTTGCCGGATCTCCCTTACAGATAGGGAAGAATTGATACACAGTCTCGCCGATCGTCGCTGGCTCAGTATGGGTTGTACTTGCTACTTCGACTCTAGCTGGAAATTGACCGTTATAGTTATCCAGCGGGTACCGGGTAACCAGGACGTGTTTATCTTGCACGACACGGTGTGCAACGATATAGAGAACGTCGGTTAGCGTAGCCTTTCGGGTTACAGTGGTATTTTCTGTACCGAAACGCCCGGTAATTGTCATGTAGTGCTGTTTCCCATACTGGTCTGCCGGTGTCATGATTGGATCGAATCTCGATGAGGGCGAGTTGATGTACCGTGTGATAAGCTTTGTGATTTCATTCTCATCATAGCTTTCTACAATTGATACATATTCAATCTCACCCTTTTGGTTCAGAATTGGATACTTGCCGCCTTGGACAAATTCAGCGTCAAAGAATCGCTTCATGTGGTGAACCATAAACGGAAAGAAACATGATATGGTGTATGCCAAGGGAACCGTGACATATCCATACCTAACTTGCACATCGCGATAGGACTCTTTTCTGAGCACTGGGGACGAAATGACCAACCGAGCGGAATAGTTTAGATTCTTACCCAGCATGGATCGTCGGAGCATACCGAATTTTGATGGGGAACCCTTGACTGTTTTGACTATAAACTCTTCGTAGAGTTCTGTTAGAATCGTCTGAACACGTCCCTGTGTGAGATATCCCATTCCAGTAAACGTGTCCGTATACATCACGATAGACTGCGTATACGAAATCAGCGAAGAATACATTGAGTTAATAACGCTCGAGCTTTTCGAATTTGTTGACGATGCCGTGTTGAGATCCCGGAAATAAGCCGGGAGTATTGGCCACTTTGTAACAAACAAGGCATCCCGATCTTGTTCGAAGAATTTCTGTATTTCTTTTGTCGTTACCGTATCTTTATCCTTGACTTTTACTTTACCCCAAATTGAATAAAGAAATTCGGGACCACTCTTGCCATCTTCATCTTCTACCAATTTTCCATCGACAAGTTTCCATCGGCCCTGTGAGTACAGCACTTTGGCCAACGTTCGATCATATGATGCCAGTTTAATTGCAGCCAGCGGGTGCATATAGTGACCATGAAGATCGATATATGCCATACGGCCTCGTCGCTCATCCTGCGATGTACCGAAGATCTCATACGACAGTATACCATTGGGTGTCGGTGTATTTTTGTCTAAGAAAATCGGATCAGTTACTTCTTGCAGATTATTGATTTTAATGAATTTATCAACGTTTAACGTATCTACATATAGACCTGCATTTGCCATTCATTTCTCACCACCTTTCATTATAGTAGTGTCGGATGTTCTTATTCTCCATGCGTACAAGGTATAAAATGAAGCGGTTAATAGAACAAAAAATTTTAAAGGGGAGGGCTAGGGGATTTCCCCTAGCCCTTATTGAGAATCTTATAAAGTTCGTCTGTCGTTATTCCGGGGAACATCTCTCGGGGAAGATGGTCCCACCGGTAGAATCGTCTCTCCCCCTCGCGGTTCATCAACGTGAACCATTCTACCGGCAGCATGCTGCCGTCCTCGTCGAGGGAGCAACTCTCTACCGTGTACTGCTCCCCGTTGAGTGTGCAGACATCGCCGGCGAGCGGCGCGCCCACATGCTCCAATGACCAGGCGTCAACATCGACGCCCTTCATGATGGACGCTACCGTCTTGCGCAGTTTGAACGGCAGCTTAAACTGCTCCAAAATCTGAGCAGCAAACGCCGTAGTTAACAAGACGGTAATGTTTTCCAAGGCGCTTTTCACTACATGCGCCTCGATGAGGTCTTGGTATTCCCCCAGCGAATCCCTATTTCGCTTGGCATACCATTCGGCGGATGGGCTGTATTTCGCCCACTCCGCTATGCCGCTGGGGTAGACAATGCAGAACTTACTTTCGTTCTGCATGTCATGTCTGTTTGCCTCCATTGGAGGCACGTCGAACTGTATATACAGCTCGACCTTCCCGTTGTACCCCAAAACAGCCCATGCATTATTAACATTATTAACGTTTTTCATGTTTTTCCTTTCCGCCCGATTGGGGCTTGTCCTCACTATTGTACCTGAGGACAGTTGGAGTTTCCTAGCTCTCCAACGTAACTAATGTAGCACAGTTCCTTCTGCGCTCACTATTATAATATACATTCGAAGGCGTGGGTAAAATCGGAAATACCCTTTCTCCTAAAATGGGATATTTACAATGGCGACAGTAAAGCGAAGATTGTTGCAGAAAACCAGTTCTGGGACATATAATACCTTACATCTGGAAACATCCGCCGATGTTGTCAAGATGCAAAACGGTACCACTGTTGAAGTGGCCGTGAATAGTAAGGCGGCTACAAGTCATACTCATACTGCTGCTCAGGTAGGAGCTGCGGCCGCAAGCCACACGCATGCGGCAACAGCTATTACTGGTGTGCTGCCTATTGCGCACGGTGGCACTGGGGTGAGCACACTTGCTGAGCTTCAAGCTCAGCTGGCAGATGCCGCAGTCGATGGAATACTATCCTCAGGCCTAGATGTCAGTAATGATATTGTGACCTGGGCTGGGTACAAGTGGTGGGTTGCGCATAGACCGGCTGGGGGTGGTAGCGCAATATTAGCAATATATGACCTTACTTTGTTATCGACGTATGCTCTGCCAAATCCAACCAATAATGTATTTGATGCGACCTATCAAAATTCTTTGATTGCACCATATGTAGTGCAATTCGAACAAACTCTTGGATCAAATAGCCTAAAATATCTAATCCCCGATAGCCTGGGAAATAAGGCGTATATACCGGAACTGAGTGTGCATGCGGGGTATAATAATATGGGTGGCTATAATAATACTAAACCACACTTTACCGTAAATGGAAGACTGCCACTAGACTTAACGTATAACGTTGGATATTGGTTACGAACCCCTTATGTACAGCCAAATACTAACTACATTGACACTATGAAAGCTGTGACCGTTATATCGCGCTCTACTACAGGTGTTGCCGTTATTACTCAGGCCCACATGAGTGCCCCGAACATGTATGTCAGGCTGTTTGTAAATATTAAACTCTAATGCGCTGAGCTACCGGAGGACTTCCTTCTCCGGTAGCATTCTTTTTCCACTAAAACATTCACAAATGTATATAGCAGATAGCGAGATTAAGCTATGAGGAGTGAGGAGTATGGGACTTTCGCCCCAGGATATTCTGAATATTGCAAGTCAGGATTATATACTGCAGAATACTGACTTGTACGAACAGACAGATTTTATTCGGGATCAGATACGAGATCCCTTTGACAGCGGAAGTGCGAACTACTTTAAACGGCTGCGTAAACTGGTGAGTGGTGAGAAGCTGGACTCAATTTGCAATAAAATGCTCAGCGATATTGAGGACCGTTATCCTTCAATGGAGTTCGATTTATCTGGATATGATAAACCGGTGGCAGACGTATTTTCACCGGTCTACAAATTTTTTGTAAAAAATATTCAGACGCTGGTATATCGATTTCTCCGAGAGTATATTACTGTATCAAAGAATCGGAAAATGCTTGTCGCAGAGTATCTGGGCTCTAATCTTCCAGTATATCCAAAAGAGCAATATGGGAAGAAAGAGTACTATATTCTGCTAAACAAACTCCCGGCGATTATTCTCAATATCGCGAAAGATGAGGATATTACGTTAGCTGAATTCATCTCATATCTGGAACGTGCTGGAGAAACGTCGATGTGCGTGGAAGAGACCAAAAAATTGCTGGATGACGGCATTCTCTGTGAGCGGGGAGTCGTCCAGGATATTTTTGATCTATTCCTGAACTCTTCCAAATGCGATACGACCACATGCAAACTTCAGATCGATATCACGCAAAATATTATTATTCCCTATCTGGAAAAGAACGGTCTCATGTCTCTCCGACTTCCTCCAGTACAACCGGTTGATGATGAGACCGACGATGAGGAGGACGATTCCGATGATGACGCCTAAGGAAGCACACGATCAGAATTTTATCGAGCAACAGAGCGAGCTTCACAAGAATGATACTGTAATATTGCCATACCCTGCGCTTCATGTGCCGCTTTACTCGTTGAACCAGAACGTGACAATAGACGATATCGAAGATGTATTTAGTATCATGACAGCCACCATGGAAGATGTTAGCCCACTCTTCTGCCGCACTAAAGAGTTCACTGGGCCATTGACGTGTCTGGTTACGGCAACAGTTCCCGAAGATAGAATAGCACGTATCCTATTGCCTGTTACTAATCGAACTCCATCTGTACCATTCAATGCCATCGGATATCTAAATGGGGCAACGTGTATTCACGTGGATCATGGAACGGCAGTAATGCTGGATACCACCTCAATTGTTGTGATGCCAACTGGCATTCGGCATAAATACAAGATACAATTCGAGGGAATGCCAGTTAGATGCGACAGGGGTAAGATGATTCAACCCAACTTCACTGAGCAGAAACTCAAAGAGTACGTGGAATGGTGGAAACTATTGTGGAGAACAACCGAGCTACCCTCTATATGTTTCTGCGACTTTGAGGGGCAAAGGGTTACACCTAAAAACCCTTCTGATGGCGTTATAGAAGTCAGTCCAATCAATATAATTACCTATCCACTCACTCGGGATACAAAAACTATACAGTATCGACTCACCGCTAAGTATGATAAACGTGGCAGCTTGTTAGAAGCAGCCACATTGTCATATTACGATAAGCGGGATTCCGATATAATCGGATCGATTCACGGTATCACAGCATTACATGTCGCAGAGTCTGAGGTTCGAATACTGCCTGAATGCACTATTGAAGTACGGAATATACCAGACGAGCCAACATGCGTTGGACTCACTATCTGCTCGGAAATGTTATATACCCGCAAGGATACTGACGTCACAAAATATTTGACAATAACTGGAGGTGCCTATTCACTATGGAATTGGACAATCTGACAAAGCTTCAAAATGAGCTGGAACAGCAAAAACGCAATGAAGAGGAGGCGATCAAGGTAGCTTCCGTTGGAGGCGAGTCGGTCGAGCTTACAGATGAGGAGAAAGCTCGCATCGACAGCGCAGCCAAGAGCCGCCAAATCGTCGTGTCTTCTACTGGTCAAAATGGTACTTCGAAGGATGTTGATCTCGTGGAGTATGCGAAGGGCTTAGATGATCGCGTCATCGAACTTGGAAAAGCAGAAGGAATGGAGCAGATGCTTAAGGCAATAAACTCTGGTGATATTGTCAAGAGTGCCGAATCCATCAAATCCGAGGCGCGCGAGCAGGCGATACAGGCCTTCAAAAAGCTTGCTGTCAATGATCAGAATATCTCGGATGACGAGTATATTACGATCAATAACCAGGCAATCGCTTGTCTGCAGCAGCACTTCGGTATGAACCGGCTCGACTCCGAGGTACTGCTGAAAAAGCTCTATAGGCTGCGACTGAAAGAGATCTGTGATATTCTCCCGCCAGAGTTCACTGAGATCTATGTAACCAAATCTGAGCTGGAGGCAAATAACAGTAAGGCAAAGGAGCGGCTGCTCGCAACGATCGGATACCTCGTTGTCACTGGGCCTGAACTCGATTATCTTAACGACTACATCGATACCGAAAACAAACTGGTCGTTGTCAGCCAGCGGCTGCTCCAATGCCAGGTCGACTTCGCTGATATGATCAAGGACGAGCGCACTATGTCCCAGATTATCGCGGATACTATCGACCTGTGCCCAGTTGATACAAGCTTCTGGTCGAAATATATCAAGCAGCCTAATCGTGTCCATAATGAGTTCGCCCAGCGTGTTGTTATCCAGGAGAAATATAGAGAAGCCTACTTGAAAATCTTGGATGATTACCCGGTCATCTTGCTGGAAGAGTATGTGAATGATCCCGACGCATTGGCAGAGCATGCTAAAGAGGCTGCGTTTAATGAGAAAGCACGGGCCATGATCCAGGCTGAAATCACCGAGGCTGAAAACAAGATCGCTGTGTATAAGAACGTGACTGATATGCAGCTTCTTAAAGAGCGCTGGCCACTGGTTGTTGAACGCTTCGGCCCTAACGCCAAGGGTAAGAAGCTCGATATGAATTATCTGCTCAAAGAAGCGCTTGCCGCAATCGATCGCATTCGTCGATGCCGGCAGGATCTCCCGTTCCCGGGGTACAATGGATCCAAACGACCGGAAGATATTTTCCAGGCGTTCATCCAAGATTATTCCCGTATGATCATAAACTACAATCACGCGATCCATACTGTGGCAGATAAAGAACCGGATCGGGATATGTCCGCCTATCTGATTCATGTGGACGGAGTGCCGGATGACGCTACTGCGGTAGTGTTCTCCATCTCTATTGCCCTGCTGATGGGGCGGGTTACTAAGGCTCTTACCAAAAACGACGCCACCAAATATGACGCGATTATGCTGGATGCATACTTCCAGCTCTTCTGCCGAATGGGGCTAGACATCTACATTATGCAGGATGTCTGGGCCATGGTAAAGGATTTCGTCAAGTATGTTATTGATACCTACTATCGCCCGCAGTTGACAAAAGAATTGGACGATCGGAGAAAGAAGGCTACGCACCGTATTCCTAAAAAACCGAGGAAGTGATTATCATGCTCAAATTCATCATCGATATTGTTCGCATTGTTGTGGCATTGTGGTATACGATCTTAGCAGTAGCGCTGGTATTCGCTACTGTGGATGATAAGACTACCGACATGCGTACTCGTATGGCAGAGCTTGTTGTTGGGCTTCTGTCATTCGTGCCTGTGATCATTATGATGTTTCTCATCCCATTCTATGAGTACCTCTGAACAAAGAACAGCCGTATAAGAAAGCTGGTGATTCTATATGCTGTTGAAAGCGGTAGACGATGCGATCTATTTGGACACACATGGCCTCGATATCTATCTGCCATATGACTATACAGAGAAAGCGTACCGTGGGAATAACTACTACAGCGTAATTGGTACAAAGGTGCAATTTTTTGGTGTGGGAAATATGAGATTCTACGCCAATCAAAAAGAGATGGACGCGCCGATGACCGTTACATGTTACCCGCTCGGGGTTCCGACAATGATCATGTCCGAGCCAAGCGAAATTGACGTTCGTGAAGTTCAGTTCTCCAAAGGAGGACCTGTTCGTAAATGTATTATACTTACTTACTATAAGGGCGATGTTGTAGTAAGTAATGTCAATTCGATCAAGAAGAACGAGAACGTTATGATCACTCTGTCCAGACTGGAGAGTGGAAAATTCGACCACCTTTCGCCAGAGGTTACATATCAAATCATCGAAGATGTCCAAGATATGAACAACCTCAAACTTCGTATTCCTCCTGAGCTAACAGCGATCTTTGTGGCGGAACGTTTCCGTGATCCTGCGAATCCGTCACAGAAGGCCAGGCATGGCGATCCCGCACCGGCTCCAGATCAGTACGTTTCATACAACACACGACAGGATGCTATGACCTCTACGACATATCAAGCAATTACCCATGAGGATATCAGTACATCTCTGATCGCATCTGTAAACAGAAAGCGCTCTGGGGTGATTGATAAGCCGACTGTATACGAGTCAATTGTTCGAGGACTGGATTTAAGTGAGCAGATTGAAGCTCGCGATAGACGTTTGGAAGCAGAAGACGAAGGAGCCGGGGAGTAATCCCCGGCTCCTATTATTTCTCTATTATTGACATTATAATAAGGCGTTTGATGCGGCACTATATAGCCGCCAGATGCTACTAAGGGTATTTCTAGTGTGTAGACAGATAGCAAATCCAACTTTGATCAAAGGAGGTCGAGTCCGTAATGCTGGTATTGAACAGTCCCAACAATTACATGTTCGCAAACACCGTTATCACGATAACCGACAACACGGTTATTCGGGACGAGGTTACTACGCGAACGACCATGCCGGCGTTCAACGTACTGATACCGATTGTCCATGCGGTTGGACCTACCAACAGCCTGGAACTTTTTCACCCCGGCGAAGCCGAGGCGTTCATTAATAAACACGGCAAGCCGAACCCGCTGAAGTATGGGTTTGGCCCGGATATCATTCACGGGATTCTGAAGCGTGGTACTTCCGGCGTCGGAGTATATACCATTAACCTGCGCGGAGAAAGCGCCACTAACGCCAATGTGATCGTCGTCATGAAGTATCGCGTCGAAAAGGACGTACCCTATCAGACCGAGGAGGGTGAGCAGTACTATGTTGACCAGAATGGTCAGCTCACGACTGTGCCCACTGACGCCTCCCCGATCGTCCGGGACGTTCTCCACGTCAAGTTTGTTACCCCCAGCATCGAGAACTGCAAAAAGTGGACCGATCTGCACGCCGCTATGAACGCGATCTACTCCAATATTCCGGACGAGGAAGGCTACTGCACGATTCCTCTGTTCGGGGTAATGTATCGCGGCGCGTCCAATTTCGGCAACAACGTGTACTTCAACATGGTGCCCAAGAAGCAGGAATATGACGGAAACGTCTATTACTCCATGACGATGTTCGATGGCAACAACACGTCTACCACCGATTACACGTTCGCTATGCACCGGGATGCTGGCCTCAAGTACAACACGACGTACTTCATCGAGACGGTGTTCAACAACATCTTCCCCACACTGCGCTGCATGGCATCCGAGTCCATCGACGAGGTCTACGAGATCTTCAACAAGTATCTCTACTCCGTCGACGACTATCTGAACGGCACCATGGATAAGCCCTCTGCGACGTTCATGGAGACCGATATCTTCGATTGCAATAGCTTTGGCATCGTCATGGATGAGGGTTCTGTGAATAGCCAGATCGCTAACGCATTTACACTCTCTGGCGGTTTCGACGGCGATGAGACGCCGGACGAACTCTTTGAGAAGTTCTTCAAGTGCGAGATCGTGGAGGACTTGGCCGATGCGCTGCGGTATCGTATGCACTACATTGTCGATGCGGGCTACAACGATGCTACCAAGAAGGCAATCGTCGAACTGTGTAGGAAGCGCGAGCGTCTTACCAATGCCACCATCATGGTTGGCGGTGAGGATACCTTTGCCTCCGCTCTGATTGACCATCAGGGCCAGTGGTATGAGGATAACCCCAACATTCGTCAGATTGCCAAATGCCAGAGCCCGATGATGTACAACGAGTTCATCCGTCGGACGATCCGGTATCCCGCCAGCTACTTCGACACGATGGCGCTGATGGATCACTTCTCCAGCTCCGGTAACTACTATGAGCCGTTCGCCGGCGCGACTACCCGCTGGACTGGCTTCATCGAGGATACCATGGTCTATCCCTCCATGAACAAGATGTTCGTCAACTCGTTGACTCTGAACCGCATCAACTGCGTCATGAAGGATGGCGAGGATGGAGCATATCTCAGCGACCAGCTGATGAATACTCACCTCACTTCCGATCAGACCGAGTTCAACAACGCGTTCCTGATCTCCAATATGCTCTATGACCTGCTGCACATTATTCACATGGGCCACTTCAAGTTCAACGAGTCTGAGCACGTGCGGCTGTTCCAGCAGGATATCCATGACTGTATCAACAATAAGTACGCGCCGTATTCCGCTGCGATCTCTGCTGAGGTGTACCGCTTCGGTACAGTCGGCCGGGCCAAGTCCGCCAATAAGATCAAGGTTACGATCGACATGATGGACATCAACAAGTTCGCGGATCTCGAGCTCGTGCTTGTCGACAATTAAGGAAGGAGGGACTGAAAAATGGCTGAACTGCAAAAGAACGCACTATTCACATTAGCTGACAAGAAACCGATCTATGGCATGCGTATCGAGGACTCCATGGCCAAGTATGGCCGCAATAGTGGCTACGATGCTGAGGCTCAGTTGATCCGCGGAACCATGTCGTTCTCCAAGGATAAACTGCAGGAGTTGGATCCCTCCTATACGGGCTATACCCACATCTTCGTGCTTCGTCTTCCTGCCTTCATGACTGCGATTGCCCAGGGGCGCATCGTTAAGGACTACGACAAGTATGACCATGAGGCTGCGGCTGCTGTGGCAGCCCGTCACTGCAAGAACCTGAAGGTTCTGCTCGAGATGGGCTCTACCTCCTATAGCGGCACGCCGGATCTGACCATGAACACCTCCGAGGTGAGCGTGGGCTGGAGCGAGCGGTCCTATCCTGCTCCCACCTATTCTCAGTACGATGGGAAGCAATTCACCATCAAGTGCCTGGAGACCCGTGGAGAGCCTCTCCGCCGGGCTATGGAGTGGTACATCAACGGCATCACTGACGCCAACGTGAAGGCAACGATGCTGCACGGTGCGGCCGATGCCAATGGTTGGCCCATGGAGCCGACCCTGGCTAACTATACGTTCGCCCTGATGGTTATCCAGACTGATCAGACGCTGCGGTATATCCAGGATATCTCCATCTGGAACTCCTGTATCATCACCAGTGCTGAGCGTTCCGGACAGCTCGACTGGGATAACGGCACTATCGATATCGTGCAGCCGCTGGACGTGCCGTTTGTCGGCGTGTACATGCCAGACGCTCATAATGAGCTGATCGACAACAAGGCGCTCGAGTTGCTTGGTGCGCGGCTGCGTTACTTTAAGCGTTTCGAGCACCTGACCAACGACGATCTCGCGGTCAGTACCTGGAATGCTGGCAGCTGGGATGGAAGCTCCAGCTCTTACGGCTAAACTTCATACGAACACCCCGGAGGAATATCCCGGGGTGTTCCTCCTTTTCCCTAAAATGGGGTATTTACAATGGCAACTTTAAAGCAGAGGCTATATAAGAAGAATACATCAGGTGGATATGATACCATTCACCTGGAAACCTCGGCAAGCGCTGTCTTGATGAGTAACGGTACAACGGTAGAAGCTGCAATCAATGGAAAGGCTGCTTCTAATCATACTCACTCTAACTATGCAGCTTCTACACATACTCACACAGCAGCTCAAGTTGGGGCTGCTGCGACTAATCATACTCACAGTGGGTATGCAGCAAGTTCGCATAACCACTCGACTGCAAATATCACTTCTGGAGTATTACCGGTGGAACGTGGAGGCACCGGAGTAAGTACTCTTAATGATCTAGCACTAACTCTTGGGGATTCCTCAGCTATTGGTCATAATTCTGTAAGCATTTATAAGGATACAATCGACCTTAGAAGCATCCGGGCTTCAAATCCCGCGCACGTATGGCTGCATATAGACTGTATATCTGTTTCCATGGAATTTAACCAGTCCCCAAGTGGAAAAGGCGTTGGGGTATATTGTCGACCAGTATGTCAGTACAATACTTGGACTTCCATTGATATTCGAAAAAATTTAACGTCATCAAATACCGGAAGTATATTTAGCGTGTGCGGTCTTGATTACTACGGATATTCAACTGTAGTTGGAACGATTCGAATCCTGTGCACTGCAAACACCAGTATCACTTTTGACGGCATAGAATTGACTTGCGTGAGTCTGGCTTCAGTATCAAATCGCAAAACATTGACAAGTGCTAATAGTTGGGCTAATATATATTATCATTTTGATACACATAGATAAGTATAACATAGATGTAAGGAGTTAGGAGAAAAAGAAACATGCCCGAGAACTGGACATGTTTCGATGTAGTGTGCCGATCAACTACGCACCTGTAAACGGGTCTGCAGGTGGCATCATGTCGATCAGCTCTTGCGGAATGTTGATTCTCTCATTGGCCCATCGCTTAGATAGGTTTTTGGGGTCAATCACTCTGCTCTTCGGGAAATTGGGCATCCCATGAATGCCTTGGCAGTAGTAACCGTCTCGGCGAATCTCACGGAAGATTCCAACATCCGGAATTGGGATCTGAACCTTCATCACTACATCTCCTTTCTTCTTATTGACAAGCAGTAGGTGCTAGCCAAATAACGGCTAGCACCTACTGCTTCGTTCTCACTGCTATAATATATATTCAATATCCTTTCCCCTAAAATGGGATAGTCTAATGGCTACGCTGAAACAAAGATTATATAAGAAGAATGCATCAGGTACATATGACACCATCCATCTGGAGACATCAGCATCTGCGGTGCTGATGTCTAATGGAACT